TTCAAAATTAAGGCCGCTAGGCCGTTGCCTCTGTATGGCACGCCGGGCCTCATGGATCACTTCTAATGCCTGAGATTCCCGGCTTTAACCCCGGTATCCGCATGGACGTACCTGCGCCTACCCCGGCACCTTCATCAAGGTCCAGCGGTTCCGGATTCCTCGGCGCCATTACGCCGTTCCTCGGCCCCCTCGGGGGCCTTCTCGGTGGCATCTTTGGTGACAAAGGCCAGGCAAGTGCGAACCGTTCGAACGAACGCATTGCCCGGGAGAACCGCGCTTTTCAAGAGCGCATGAGCAACACGGCGTATCGCCGTGCAGCGAAGGACCTAGAGGCCGCCGGTCTGAACCGGATACTTGCCTTGGGCAATTCGGCCTCGACTCCCTCCGGCGCTACCGCGCAAATGCAAAACCCGAATACCGGGCGTGCTGCCGCAATGTCTAATGCGGCAAACTCTGCCATGTCGCTGCGTGTTCAGCAGCTGGCTCTGAAGCAGGCCACCGCCCAAATCGAACAAATCGAATCTTCGACTAACGTCAACAACGCCCAGGCGGCACAGACCGCCGCGCAAACGCTGTATACCACGGCCCAAACTGAGGGCCAGACCGGTAAAAATGTCCGGATCGGCGCTGAGGCCGCCGTATTCGACTCGATCGGGCCAGCCCTAATCGTTCTCGGTGAAACCGTCCCTGTACTCAAGCCTGCCGTGGATGCGTTCCTCAAGGCGTACCAAGTACGCAAACCCAAAAAATCGACGACCATTACTCGCCGCGACGATAACGCTGGTCGTTCGTCTTACACTCGGACCGACAGGACCAACTGATGACCAAATCAGCAAAAAATATTCCCGGCAAAAGGCCCTTTTCGCAGGACTTTTCCGGCAACTCAAAGACGGACACGTCTTTCACCCCGTCGTGCAATGTGAACAACATTGTTAAACAATACGATCGGGAAAAAATCACCCTCGGCTCTCCCGAGGACCCGTACTTTCATCGCGTACAACACGGCGACCAAGGGCAAGCTTCCGAACTGTCATATGCCTCAGCGATGCGCGCAAAAGCTGAAATCGACAGTGCCTTTGCCCTTCTGCCCTCGCCAGTACGCGCTCAATACGATAACGACAGTACGGCATGGTTCGAGCACACCATCGAACCAAAACCCCTCACAGAGGCTCTGAATGCCTCTACGGACTCCCCTGTAGACCCCGCGCCGCAGGCGCCTAAGCCGGGTAATTCGGAGTCCGAAGCAGAATAACCCCCTCGTCCTTATTCTGCTAACTGACACCAAACCACCAAATAATGATATAACATGCACTCGAAACAGGAGATACCTCATGAGACGCCGGAAGATGAAACGCTCGAAATCCAAAAAGCTGTTCAAAAGGACAGCGAACAAGATGCATCGCAAGAATGTCGTTCGGACAATTCCACGCGGAGGCATCGCGCTTTAACCCATATATCCGTTGTTCTGGCCGGTATCCCGCTTCTGGCGGGCTGCCAAATTCAAAGTGAGCAAATTATGAATACCGAGCGAACCTTAGCGGACTACTACGCGGACATATATCTGAACGCCCCCTGTGATGCAGCAGGACAGGAAGACTGGTACCCCTTCACCTCCAAAGAGGATTTCAGAGAATGGCTTGCACGCAACCCAAACCGGCTCAAAGGTACGTCTGTCCCACCACTGGACTGAGTGCTGTACGACTCAAAAATTTCAAAGGCGAACCAGAGCTACTTGTACCCTGCGGAAAATGCCTCAGCTGTAAACTTCACAAGGCCCGAGAATGGGCCGTTCGCTGCTGGCACGAATCCCAGATGCACGAACACTCCGCATACGTCACGTTCACCTATGCACCGGAGCACCTGCCCGCTTATGGGCAGCTGCGACACAAAGACTTTCAGCTATTTATGAAACGTCTTCGGAAAAAATATCCTGACAAGGGCATAACCTACTTCATGTGCGGCGAGTACGGGGATGGCACCCACCGTCCGCACTATCACGCTCTACTGTTCGGCTATTATCCACCCGACGCGGCCTATCACCGCACGGAAAACGGGAACCGCTTCTACAAATCACAGGAACTCGATGCCCTGTGGCAATGCGGCTTCACGGATACCTCAAGTGTCAGTTACAAATCATCGGGCTACATAGCCCGATACACGCTCAAGAAGCAGCTTCCTTCGGAAGACCTTCAGGACAGATACACCTACGTCGATGCTTTCGACAACCTCCAGACCAAACCTTTTGAATATATCCGCATGAGCACTGGCCGCGACTTCGGCCAAGGGATCGGCGGTAAATGGATCGAAAAATATTGGCAGCACACCCTAGAAAATGACTACGTTCTGGACCCTGACGGGAACAAGCTGCCCGTCCCTAAATACTATCTGGACATACTCAAAACCAACGTCTGTGCCGACACCGCCGAAAAAAATCGGCTCGCTCGCGTTGAAAAAGCGCAAGACAGCACAGACAACTCACCCGACGCCCGCCGACAGCGGGCAATCTGCGTCAAAGCGCGCACCAAGCAACTGATAAGGCCCTATCTATGAGCAGCAAACAACAGTGCTATACCGTCTACGACTCCAAGGCTGAGACCTTCATGCCTCCATTCTTCGTCCCTGCCCGGGGACTAGCAATCCGAGCGTTCGAGGACTGCATCAACTCCGACACCCATCACTTCGGCAAACATCCGGCCGACTACACGCTATTCTTCATCGGCGTTTTCAATATGAACGCCGGGGACTTTGACCAAATCACTAAACAATCCGTTGGAAACGGTGTAGAGTTTGTAAATCCACTCAAACCAGAGAACCTCGATGTCCCGGACCCAAGTAGGAGCACAGACCAAGACAGTTGATATTCCTCGCTCGTCTTTCGACCTTTCGCACGGCTACAAGACCACTTTCAACGCTTCCGCACTTGTTCCGATCCTTTCCTTAGAGGCCCTGCCCGGAGACACCATTAATCTCAGGGCCTCTCTTTTTGGGCGCATGGCGACGCCTCAAAAACCCGTACTCGACAACCTCTATCTTGAGACATTTTTTTTCTTTACTCCGTGGCGTCAAGTTTGGCCCAACTTTATAAAAATGATGGGCGAGCAGGAAGCTCCCGGAGACTCGATCGATTACTCAGTACCGTTTATCAGCAACACGCCCGGCCCGGGCGTTCAAGAGCTCTCGATTTACGATTACTACGGCCTTCCTCTGGGCCTCGACTTCACCACTAACAACGTTTCGGCTCTGCCGTTCCGTTGCTACAACAAAATCTGGAATTTTTGGTTCCGCGACGAAAACCTAATGGAACCTGTCCCGGAATTGACTGGCGACTCGAATGATGCCCTGGGCACGTATACCCTCAAGTCCCGGCGCAAGCGTAGGGACTACATAACGGCGGGGCTCCCGTTCCCGCAAAAAGGCCCAGACGTGACCGTGAATGTCGGCGGTTTCGCCGACATCGTCACCGACGATCTCAACGCCAATATCATCAGCAATGTTGATGTAGTAATTGGCGATCAAGCCTCTTCAGATCTCGGTTCTATCCGATCCGAAGACCTTAACAGCCCGGACAAATACGGAACGACCAACTTTAATGCGGTCAATCTCTTCGCCGATCTCTCGAATGCTTCCGGCCTTTCAATCAATCAACTCCGCGAATCTGTACAGATTCAGCGGTTACTCGAACGAGACGCCCGGGGAGGTACCCGGTACCCTGAAATTCTTCGCTCACATTTTCAGGTCTCCGACCCCGGGCTGCTCGTCCACCAACGCCCTCTGTTCCTTGGCGGCGGTAGAACTCAAATCAACATCAACCCTGTGGCACAGACCACTCAGACGTCCGATGTGGATTCACCGAATCTTGTTGCATCTCCACAAGGCAACTTGGCTGCTTACGGGACCGTTTCTGCTACCGGTCACGGTTTCGTGGCTTCCTTCACCGAACACGGCCATATTCTCGGACTTGTCAACGTTCGCGCGGACCTCACGTACCAGCAAGGCATTGAACGGTACTTCTCGCGTCAAACTCGCTTCGACTTCTATTGGCCGGTCCTGTCCCATCTGGGGGAGCAGCCCGTGGCAAACCGCGAAGTGTACGTTTCCAATAACGAATCCATCGACGCAGATACCTTTTCGTACATGCCGCGATACGATGAGTATCGGTTCAAACAATCTCAAATAACGGGCCTCTTCCGCTCGGAGGCTAATGCCTCCCTCGACGTCTGGCATTTAGCCCAAGACTTCGCATCGCTCCCGGCCCTCAATGAGTCTTTCATCACAGACGCTGTTCCTATGGATCGCGTTCTGGCCGTTCCGTCCGAACCTGACTTCCTGCTGGATGTCTACTTCAAAATTAAGGCCGCTAGGCCGTTGCCTCTGTATGGCACGCCGGGCCTCATGGATCACTTCTAATGCCTGAGATTCCCGGCTTTAACCCCGGTATCC